CTGTGCGTCGCCCAGCCTCATCGCCGGGTTCGTAGGTGTAGCTAACAATAGCCAGTCTTACCCCAACGATACCCCGGTTTACCGTCGCGTTGGCACCTCTCGACTGGCATTGTGGCGACACCTCCTTCGCGGCGATGTGCTACACTAGACGTATGGGCGATCATCATAGGCGCGACAACATCATCCGCGGCCACTTCCCGCCGCCCGATCCGCCCTCCAGCGTCAGTTTCGGTGTCGACCTGCGGCAGGAGATCGAACACCGCGACGACGGCCCGTGGCTCGTCGTGTACGTGGGCGACAAGCGCATCGGCGAGGTGCCGATTAAGCCGGGGACGGAGCCGCGGACGAAGAAAGCGCAGATAATCCCTCTCAACGAGCGCGAGTGATCGACTCCCGCGCGTAGTCACGCTGGAATTCGCGCCCGGACAGTGCCAGGTGTCGTCTTATTTCCGCTTGCCATGCTCGCACCTTGCGGCGTGCAAACTCGCGCTCCTCGTCGGTGATCGCAGCCGCCTCACGCCGCTTCCACTTACGAATCTGACGCTCCATGTAGCGCTGCTTCTGGCGCTTCTCGTAGCCCTCTGGGTTCGCCAAACGGCGACGTTCGGGGGCACGCGTTAAGCCAGGAATGTATGCGCTCATACTATGCGTGCAGTTTGGATGAAACAATCCCGCCGCCTGTGCTTCCGCCAGAGTCGGATAACCCGGCGTAAGTCCAGACAACGAGAGGATCGCCCCTTCATAGGGTCGGCACAAACTGCACTCGTCAGGCGAGTCCGAGACGATCACCAGATCGTATCCGTTGGCCGTCAGCCTGTCCACGTGCCCCTGGATCGCCGCCCGCCCTGTGGCGGTGCGGGTCGCCATCTCAGCGTACGATGCGATATCCCAGCGCCGCCCCGCCCGATCGACGAATCCGGTGATGCCCGCATCGGCGAAGCGGTTCAGCGCCATCTGCGCCGCCTCACGCCGCGTCATCGCACCCGTCGCCGCCCGCGCCGTCGCCTCCGCAATCGTGCGGCGGTAGATGTCGTCGGCCACACGCAGGATGCGGAGATGCGTCGATCGTACCTGCGCGACCGCCTCCTCAACGATGCTCTCGACAGCGCCAAGGCGGCTCACACGCACGACCTCGCGCAGGGGCCGATCCACCACTTCGGCCAAATCGCGCGCCGCCTCAAGTGCGCCGCCCTCATATGCCTCGACGACCGCAGTCTCGATCTCGCGCCGCGACTCTCTCTCCAGGCGGGTGACCAGATCCTCGATCTCACGCTGGACGTAGCGCACCTCCTGCAACTTCTGCTCGGCCCAAAACGGATCCTCGTCAATCCCGCGCTCAAGGCGACGGGCGATGCGCTCAAGCAGGCGCGTCTCGGCGTCAGCGTAGATGCGCCGTAGTGCGACGGCGGCGGCTTCCCATGCGGCGGGTGACGTGGGCATTAGTCGATCCCCACCTGCAGAGGATCAGGCACGTACTGCCCTTGCTCCTCCATGATGCGCTGCACCTCGGCGTCGATCTCCTCGTCGCTCCAGTCAGGATGCAGCATCTCGACCAGCGTGCGCGTGGAGGCCGCCTTCGCGCGGGAGAGCAGCTCGATCGACTGCGCCACCTCCTGCGTGCTTTCGGCGATGCTGTCTGCCAGCGCCACCGCCGGGCGATACGGCGTCACGCCGCTTCGAAATACCTCACGGTCGAGCACCAGCATCATCCACAGCACATCAGCGAGCGCAGGCTCCCAGTAGCGCCGTTTCTTCGCCGTCGTCACCAAAGATTTGCGTTCGCGAATCCGAAGTGCCGTCCCGCTTTCGGCCCTCCCCTCGATATGCAGGCCAAAACTCTGCGGAGAGTACCCAGCGGCGCTGATGATGCGCTCAAGATAGTGCAGACAGGTCTGCTCGTGCTCCGTGAAGCGGATTGCAGGTTGAAACAGCGTCGCCGTCAGCGTACCTTCGGTGGAATCCATCGGGAGCGCAACGAACAGCTCCTTATCCTCGTCGAAGCGCAATACAGCCTTACCGTCCTGCGTCATCGCGACGGGCTGAAGCCATGTGTCGGGGATCACCAGACGCGCTTTCGCCATCCGGATGTCCCGTTGCCACGACGTGTAAACCTCATCCAGCGCATCCATCAGACTCTCGCTGCCCGAGTAGTCGCTTCGGCCCAGATACGTCCCAATCGGATCGCTTCGCCACACCCGCGACGGGCGCATGTTCGGCACGTAGCGAATCGCCAGCGTGTCCTGCATCTGCGGAGGCAGCGTCACGACCTCCTGCAGATCAGCCGTCGCCGGATGTGACGCGAGCGGCACCCGGCGGCCAAGTTCCGACGTCGTGCCGCGGTACAGCCCGTGCAGGATCACGCCCGGCTCATGCCGCTCAAGGTGCCGCCAGACCGTAGATCCGTCATCCTCGACCACGCGCCACAGCGTCACGGCCACGAGCTGGCCCCAGCGAAACTCCGGAAGAGCGGCGTCGGCCTGGACCACGCGCAGGAGCGGCATATCGGCGACCGTCGTATCCCATACCGGGCCGATAAACACGCCGCCAAGCGCCGAAGCCGTCTCGGCGGCTTCAAGAAGCCTGCTGTGCACGCCGCCGTCGTCGATGAGTTCCCAGAGCCTGTCTTGCGCCTCAATCGCGTCCCGCGGCGCGCTCTCATCAAACGCCTCTGCGATGCGGATATCCGGGACCTCGCTGAACAGCAGGTCCGCCGCGACCGACGCGATGTCGCCAGCCACAGGCACGTGCAGCATGACGCGGCGTTCCTCGCGCACCTCTCGTGCCCAAAAGCGACCGTGCGGACCGCGGCCGACAAGGCGTGCGTAGACGTCGGCGATCTGCTGCGCGTCGCCGGAATACCAAGCGCTCCACTCTGCGTATTTGTCATAGATCGCCTGCCACTCGTTCGGTGGCCAAGCGATGTTGCCGCCTTCGGGAAGTGCCATCTACGCCGCTCCTTTCTCTGCCACGATCCACGGTCGCCATACGCGCCGTAGACCCCTACAGGCATACCTGAGGGCGTCTACGTGGTGGTCATTAGCCTTCAACGGCTTGTCTTCGCCTCTTGCTTGCGCTTTCTCGTCCCAGACGTACGTCCCCATCTCTTCGATCAGGCCCGTGCATGACTCGTGAATTTTCAACCGTCCTGCGCCCAATAGCGTCGAAACGTCCTGGATGCCGTCGATCACCGAATTGTCCGCGGCCCACGTGCGAATTCCGTCGTGGCGCAACTGCGTGATAAAGCTCGCCGCCGACGGGTCGATCCAAATCCGCTGCGGCACAATGTTACCGAGCCAACGCCGCAATTCCGCGCTTAACTGCGCGTCCGTGAGTCGTCGCCCTCGCGCCTCGCTATCCCAACGCCACTCCCGGCACACGTAAAGCACGCCGTCCTGGCCGAGGCCGACGAGCAAGAAAACCGTCGGGTTCGTCGTGCCGTAGTCGATACCGACGTAATAGTGTTGGATCGGCGGGAGCGCCTTCACGACGTGAACGTCGGGGTCAAACATATCGTACACGACGCCTTCGGCCAAAACCCACTGCCCGAGAATGAAACGTCGGTACCAAAGGCCCGTGTACTCGCGCTTGAGCGATTCGACGTAACCGGGATCAAGGTTAGGGTTGTCGTCGAGGCCGAAAGACCAATGCCGCAAGTTCAACTCCGCGGCCCGGTCGAGGTAGTCTTTCTTGAGCCAGTGAAACGGGCTATCGGGGTTCGTCGTGCCAAAGAATTTCGCCCCCGGCAACGAAAGCCGGGACAACAGCATCGCGAAAAAGCTCTCGGGCCACAGCGTGATTTCGTCTCCGTACGCCCCGACCAGCGTAAGGCCTCGAATTTTTCCTTCAGCCCGCTCATCGTTCGCGCCCGCGAGATACACGCGCCGCCCAAAGATGTACGCCTCGCCCGCGCCCGTGAGCAAGCGAAACTCGTCCTCGTCGAGCATCTCGGCAATCGGGTCCAAAATGTTGCGCTTGAGTGTGCGGCTCGTCTTCCCGACCATGAGCAGCTCGCCCGGCGGCCCATGCGCCACAAAATCGAGCCACCGGATGATACTCGCGACCGTCTTGCCCGAGCGCACCGAACCGTGCCAGATGTTGAGCCGCGCGTCCGCTTCGAGAATCGAGCGCCGCTGCTTACCCGTCGGAAGAGCCAGCGTCATCATCGCCGCGCTCCTCCTCTCGCAGCCGCTCCATCAGCAGGCTGATCGAGCCGCGCCGCTGCGCAACTTCATCGTCCTCCTGACGCCGTTTGTCGAGCAGCACCGCAAGCGCCATCGACCAGTTGTAAAGCTCGCGCCCGCCGATCTCGCCAGCGTCGATCAGCTTCTCGGCGTAGTCAATGCCCTTCTCGATCACTCGGATTCTGCCGTCGCGGGCGTACTTGACACGCGCCTCGTTCGCCTTTTTCGGGGCTAAATACTCAAGGCCGATCTCTTTGGCGATGCGGTTGATCGTGCCAGAGCTTCGCTTGAATCGTTTGGCGACCGAAGTCTGCGACTCCCCAGCCTTAAGCGCCTCGATGATCTGCTGACGCTCATCCGGCGTCACTGGACGTACGCGACTCATCATCACCACCTGCTTTCGGCCTATACGGCGCGCGACGAGCCCCGCGGCGGAGGTGGAGACCGCGGGGCCTCGGGCATGTCTCTAGGCGCGCCGTGCCCGATAAACACAAAAACCCGCCGCACGTGGCGACGGGTTTATCACCAAACACTTGTTCCATCGTAGCATATTATACCCTAAAAGCGGACACGTGTCAACTGTTCATGATGCCCCGAAGCTCCTCGATGGCATGGGCCCGCCAGCGTCTCACCGTCCGCGGCGTCACCCCAAGCCAATCTGCGATCTGTTGCTGCGTCCACCGCTCCATGCCGTACCAAGCGATCAGCACCTGTTGCGACCGCCTGCTAAGCTGGCGAAACGCGCGGTCGAAATCGATGCGCTCAAGGAGGTAGTCGCTCACCCACGAATACGCACACCGAAAATGCTGGCTCTCGCTACGCTCATAGCGGACGAGGCGATAACCGATCCCCGTCAGCGAGCGCCGCGCAAGGTGTCGTTCGCAGAGCCGCTCCACGTCCCTGAAAGTGAACTGCTCTTTCGCCACCGCCTGCGCCGCCATCATCTCCACACCCCCGTCACGTTTTGCACCTGACATCGCGCCACGTTAGGCAATCTCCCTGTCGCCAATCAACTCAAGCAACGTCTCCAGCGGCATCACGACCAACCACGGCCTGCGATCCGCCCTCACCGCCAGCGCGTCCGCACCGTCGAGCCAATCGTAGAGCCGCTTGAACCCATCCTTGCGCCGCTTGCACTCCCACCGCATCCCCAACCCGATCACGTCGCCCGCGTATCTCCCGCCCGCCGCGCCGGACAACGGCACCCGCTCACCGCCGATGAGACGTGCAAACTCCCGCTCCGCCTCCACTCCTTTGCGCCGCTCACTCCTGCCCACCGTATAGAGCCTCCTCAAGCTGTTCCAGTGCTCGCCACTGCTCCCGTGTGAGGCGGTCGCGGTCGGGGCGAAACACGCGGAGTACCGTACGGGCAGCCTCCTCGACGCGCCTAGTCTCGTCCACGACGTACGGACCGAGCGCCTCGTTCATTTTCCGCGCGAATTCGAGCCAGAATTCCAACTGAGCCTCACTGATCATCTGAGCCATCCTCCCCGAACGCGTGTTCTAGCCATTTCCCGGGCCGCAGGATGGGTCGCCGACGCTTAGGACGACCTAGATGTTTGCAATCGCTCTGCGAACACAGTTACGCACCGCCTTTTCGAGATCGCCCGACTCCACGCTCCTGTGACATCCCGAACAGAGGGTGATGAGGTTATCCTCCGTGTGTGGTCCGCCTTGCGACCTCGGGATGATGTGGTGCAGGTGCAGATTCTTTGTGCGACCGCAGATGTAGCAACGGTGGCCGTCCCGTTCGAGAACCCGCTCCCGAACCGATAGCGGGATGTTTCCGAGCAACCAGTAATTGCGGGTATATGATAGCCGGGCTGGGTTTGTACGAGCTGCGTCCCGACACTCCTCGCAGCAATACTTCTGCCATTTGCTCCTGGCCTTGTACTCCTCGCCGCAGTAAACACATTGCCGAATCTCAAAAGCCACCGTTGTATCCTCCTTCCTGCTTTTGTTGCGCTTCCCTCATAATCCACCGTCCGCACCGTGGGCAGAATCGCATGTCGTGTTCATAGGGATCGCCGTCCTCAAACTCCCACCAAAAACGACATACCTGGCACTCCCACGCATTTAGATCGGGATCATAGAGTACGAAACGAGTTACGTTACCGACGATCTTCTCGCCGTCGAGTAGATCCATTGCCTCGCCAAGCGCTCTATACGCCCTGTAGGACAGTTCAGTACCCTGCGGACACAATGCGCACTCGCAGTGATCGCACGTATAGACGTGTTGTAGGACCTCTGCCAGCACCTCCCGCTCCCGCCGCAGGCGCTCGATTTCGTCCAGGATGGCTATCACCGTTGCCGGATCGAACGTAGCGATGTGAGTCGCATTCGCGAGTGTCTGCTCCTCCGTTCGCTGATCCGTTGGCCATAGCAGGCCACAAATCGGCAGCATACTCGGCATCTCGTCCACGGTCGCTTTGAACGGGTTCACGGCCCACGGCCCCGGCGTCGCCGCTTCAGCGATCTGACGCAGCTCCGCCAGCCGCTCCGGCGTCAACTCATCCACGCTCGTCAGCCTCCTCTCGCTCTGCGTCATGCTGTTGCCCTCCCCCGCTTGCTCTTACTCGCCTCGATGGCTTTGATGTAGGCGTTAAGCTCAAAAGCCGTCAGGTCGCTAAACCGTGCGTACTTGGGCTCAA